ATGCTTCTGCTAGAGGCCGATTATAAAAACAAGGCCACTTCATGGAATGCGGACATTCATCTAATGTCTACGTTCGGGTTTGTCACCGAGGAAGAGTCCAAGGTCTTCGCCAAGGAGGAACAAAGTTATTTAATCAAAACCGTCAAGGAGGATACCGTACAGCGGATGACTGGAACAAGCCGTTACCGACTAGACTCCAATAGTTTATCTTCAAACTGGATGTGGTTTTTTAGAAGAGATGACACTTACGAACGTAATCAATGGTCGAACTATAGTAATTGGAAATATTCGGATCGTTTGCCATATGACCTGATCGATGCACCCGTAGACTCGTATATCGTAAATGAAACGGAGTTTGGCCCTGGACTGGACTTTTACGCGAGTGAAATCGATATCTCGCAAAACAAGACGCTCGTGAAAGTGACCAACCAAAACTTTGTCTGCGATTATTTCACCAACGAGAACAGAAGGGATATCTTGACCAAGTTTTCGATTTTTCTTGATGGAAAGTATAGAGAAATCGACTTTGAGGCGGGTGTATATAGCTTTATTGACAAATACAATTATAGCAGGGGGCATTCTAACCCTGGATTATATGGGTATAGTTTTAGCCTGAATACATCCCCACAAGAACTGCAGCCTTCTGGTGCAATCAATCTGAGCAGGTTTAAGACCATTGAGCTCGAGTTTACCACGATCTTGCCTGAAATCAATCCAGGCTCTGCTTACAATACGATTTGCGATGAAGAAGGTACTGTGATTGGTGTTGAACAATCGGGTAGTTTATATAAATATGACTATAGTCTATTTTTTACAGAGGAACGATACAATGTGTTACGTGTCAAAAGTGGATATGCGGCATTGTTGTATGCACAATAAAAAAATAACTATACTTATTAATGACCGAAATAAATCTTAGGTTACCTTTGAATACCGAATGGTCGGTACCTATTACAAAGGATGTACAATTATATACAGGAACATGCAAGGGACCTGGTGATGTGGGGATTGTCGTACAAAATTGTACGGTGCAAAAGACAGAGAACGAGTATATCGTCACGAGTGGCACAGGCACCATCAATGGAAGCACAAACGTGACGTTAACTTTGCCGCAGGGATCGTCGAAACAAAACGAGACAAAGTATCGAACCATTGATCGTATCGATTATACCTTTAGTGGTGTTTTCAGTCAATCCTCCGCTAATCCAATTATCCTGTTGGTCACGAGCGGAACGATCACCATTCAATACCCAGACAAGTTAGACAACACACAATTTAAACAAACCATCGATGTCACCAAAACAGCCATCATGGGACAACTCAATGAACAGTTTAAAATGTCTACCCTGCAATCTTTGCAATCGTTGGTCATTGTCTTTCTCAAGGATGCTCTTATTTTACTTATTTTTTGGGTTCTATTGCTTACGCTTGGATCCTGGTTTTCGGTCGATGCGAAACTGGTCTATCCCTACGATTTAAATGCTTTTCCCTTTGTCTCCATGGCGACAGGCACGGATCATAACCTGTCGGTATCGGATGAAATGAGTGGTTCCTATTGCAGTACGATGAGCGAGGAACAGAAGAAAATGATTGAAACTACCTTACGAGACATTGAGAGAGAGTATGAAAAAGACCCCTTTCTGAAAAAGAAGGTGGAGATCTTAAATCCTGTCATGGCGAATTTGTCGGCTACCTCTATTCCACGCTATGTCTTAAACTTTCATCAATACTGTAGTACTACATCCAACACGGACAATGCTGCGTCGGTCTTCTTGTATTGGTTATCCTATCTTGTCTTATACCAGTATGTATATACCAATTACTTGTTGTTTCAGATCCATCAACTCTTTCATCAAGCCTCTGCGATCGTTCCCGAAAAAGGAATGGCCGTCTATGTGTTTGTCCTTGTCTTTGCTACATTTTTGTTGGCGAGTACCTATGCTGTACACCCCATCAATCTCGAGGTGCAAAAACAAACCCAGGAATATTTCACCGAATTTCCTACCTCGTTTAAGGAAAGTCTTGTCTCGGTTGCGACCCATCTCGTTTCCTTGGGAGTGTTTATCCTTATACCCTTAATGATGATCTTGTTTATTACAGCCTTCATCGGGAATGTCTATGCCTTGGTGTCCATCATGTTTAAATCAAACTCAGTGGAGTGTATGTTTTTATCTTTTACGGCTATCATGACAAGTATTCAGTTCATTTTCAATATGATTGCCATGGCATTAGAAAACAATCTCAAGTTCAACAAACTTTTTCATATGATCAAAGGCATGTTTGATACTTCGTCCATTGGTGTGAAAGAAATCGCCCTCTTCATTGGTTCCTTTTTTGGTATATTAATTCCCTTTATTACGAGCATACAGATGAGCCTGTCCTTTGTCGGTACTTGGTTTGTCTCGGCTGCCTCTTTCTTGCCTATGATGCAAAAGACCCTTGCGACCTTCTCCATGAGTCTCATCCTTGCACTCTTGTACATGCTTGTGTATGATACCGAAAAAATATTGGGACCTTACTTCTCCTTCATGACGGGCATGATCATCTTGATGTTTTTCGGTTTATCGTATGTATAATTGTATCTTATGAAAAACAGTATAAGTATTTTATGATAGGAGAGACAAATGACTCGTCCTAGGGTAAGTCTATGTACACCTACGTTTAATCGTCGACCTTTTATCCAAGCCATGGTCCAATGCATCTTACAGCAGAAATACCCGAGGCATTTAATGGAATGGATCATCGTCGATGATGGCACGGACAAGATTGGGGATCTTGTCAAAGACATCCCTTTTGTCAAGTATGTCGCCGTAGAAGAAAAGATGTTATTGGGTAAAAAACGAAACTTTATGCATGAACAGTGCACCTTTACAGAAGACAGTGCCATTATTGTCTATATCGACGACGACGATTACTATCCGCCCGAGCGAGTGTCTCATGCTGTGGATAAACTGGTACATTCCAAGGCGGAATGTGCGGGTTCAAGTGAATTGTATTTGTGGTTTAATGACCTGGAGAAGATGTACAAGGTCGGACCCTATGGACCACTGCACGCCACAGCGGGAACCTTTGCCTTTAAACGATCCCTTTTGAAAACCTGCTCCTATGCGGAAGATGCTGTCCTATCCGAGGAGAAGCACTTTTTAAAGGATTATACCATTCCGATGGTACAACTGGACTCCAAGAAAACCATTCTAGTCGTATGTCACAGTCAAAATACCTTTGACAAACATCGCGTGATCCAAAACGATAGTCAGTATTGCAAAGAAAGTGCATTGACCATTAAACATTTTATTAAGTCTCCCTCGTTACATGATTTTTACACCCAAGGGATGGAGATCGAATTAGCCACGTATACACCTGGAACCATCCAATACAAGCCAGAAGTGGTGGAAGAAATGAAACGACGGGATCAAGAGAATGCTCAGAATGCTCAGAATGTTCCCCTATTACAGTTTACGACCAAGGACGGACGAACCGTGAAACTACATCCTGAACAATTGATGCGAATGTTTCAACAAAAGAACGACGAATGCAATGAACTTCAAAAGGAAAACCAAAAGTTGAAAGAGTTGAATCGGATCCTTATTGAAAGTAAGCGTCCAGCCTAGCAAACTCTGTATCGCTCATAAGTTCTTTGTCAAAACGACGATTGTATAATTCACGTTTCGTAATGTTTAGACGAGCACAGAGCATACGGATGAACGTCTGGTTGTTGTATTCATTGCTGTATTTGGTCAAGATCTTTGTGAAACGATACTCCTGTATCCGCTTGGTGGAAGTCGAAAGGTTTACATACAAATGATAATTTTGTAATATTTTCATGTAATAGGTCATTTCGTTGTAAATCCATAACTGCTTTTGAAAACTAATCCGATCATAATAATCCCCCATGCAAATATTCTTTAGAAAGCTTTCATAAAATTCAAAGTCCTTTTCCATTTTGAGTACGTCAATAATGTTCTCATGAAACAACAGGGATTGTGTTGCCTTTTCTGTTTCCATGACCGTATCCTCCCCCATTTCTTTTCGCATGATTTTCTGGATACACCCTTGTACATTCATCTCGTGTCGGTTCAGGTGTAGATCTTGAGGTGGCTTCAAGGTGATCACATTCGATAGTTTCATGATCTCTTTGATCTTCTTCTCGTGAACATTGGATCCACACAAGATGATCGAAAAGTGTCTCGTCTTTTTCTTCTTGTCCTCTTGTTTAAACTCCTTGAGCAAAAGGGTCAGTATTTTCTTTTCATGTGTATGAATAATGTCGATGTTGTCAATCACGCAAATACACTTATGGTCAATGGTATGCAACATGTCCAGGATAGAGGGTTTCATTCGCTTCAAGATATCGTCATAATCTTCGATATCCTGCATCGAGACAAATAGAGTGTTGGGTAAGTTTTTTAATAGGGTCGTTTTTCCAGAACCAGACACACCCGTCAGATAAATGGGCTTAGAAGATTTTAAAAAGGATTGGATTTGTTCCATCTAGGCATGTATTCGTGTTTGCTTTAAACTCTAACCTCTTAAAAACAAATATTCATGTCATTGGTGATCCCATCCCACGATACGCCGCACGTATTCGCCCATTGTTTCTTTTTGCACATGCCACTTTCTGAGCCTGAACCCTTGACCGTGTATTTGGCCTTTTCTGGGCTAAACATTCGACATTCATTGCTCGAATTGTTAAAAATGGCGTCGTTCTGTAAACAAATACCTTGTTCATTCAGACTGTAATAATCAGGACACGTGGAGATGTTGCTAGGAAATTTTTGTTTTTTATTCATGTTGGATAAGATCGTACTGACAATCGCCAAAGTCACAATCAACAAGATGATAAACGCAATGAATACAGTCGTGTAAAAGTCCATTATAATGGAAAAATAAAATATAATATATATAAAGTCATGACACACAACGGAAGACTTGACCTGTTTAATATGCCCAGCGGCACACCGCTCTTCTTGCAGGAGAAAGTAAATACTATACAGAAAACCAACTTCTCTAATGCCATGAAATTTCAGCAGAGAATGTGACCCTCTTGGAAAGCGGTATCAAGGCGGAAGTGTATCGTTTATCCGATGGAAAGCACCTGATTGATAAGCAGGACTACGACCAAATGTACATGATCATGCGATCGATCTTTTTGCAACACGCGAGACATCAAGAAGGGAATATCCCTAAACAAATCGAGGAACTCAATCGGCGTGTCATTGAGTATTGTGCCCCTCGGATCATGACGGAGATTGTCAGTTACATTCATTATAAAAAAGATATTTCTAATCTGGTTGTCCCGCTAGACAAACCTAAATCTGTATCCAAAGATAAATCCATCGAATTCAAACGGT